GACCACTGCGTGCCTTGCGTGATCGGGCGCGGTTTCAAATGGCCTCTAGGAATCAAATGAACCCCCTTAGAAATCAAATGACGCCCCGATGAGCGGGGTCAAAGGGATGAGCGGCGGGCGCCGGCCCGGGGCCGGCAGAAAGCCCACCACGGCCCTGGAGCGGGACGTGATGGGGTACCCCGGGCGACGCGGCCGGGTGCTGGCCCATCCGAGTGCGGGTCCCCCGCCGGTCGTCGCCCCGATCGCGGTGTGTGCGCCCCCCGATGATTTGCCGCCGCCGGCGCGGGCGGTCTGGCTCGAGCTCGCCCCGCACGCCGCCGCGGCCCGGACGTTGACGCCGGGCACGGCGCTCGCCTTCGGCGTGCTGTGCCGGAACGTCGTCCTCGAGCGCACGCTGGCCGGGATCCCGCTCGAGCAGGGCGGGTCGAATCACCGGGGCCTGATCATGCGGGTCGACGCCGAGCTGCTCCGGTTCAATCTATCCCCGTGCGGGAAAGCGATCTACCAGGCCGAGCCGGTGGCGCCGCCGGCGAATCCGCTGGCCAAGTTCTTGACCCGCTGACCGCATGGCGCCGCCGCTCGATCCCGTCACCCGGTACGCCACGGAGGTGCTGGCGGGGCGGATCGTGGCCGGGCGCCTCGTGCGGCTCGCCTGTCAGCGCCATCTGGACGATCTCGCGCACCAGGCCGAGAAGGGGCTCGTCTGGAAGCCGGAGCAAGCCCAGCGCGTGATCGACTTCTTCGCCGACGTGCTGTGCCTCCCGGAAGACACCGCGGCTGAGGAGACGATCAGTGACGCGCCGCCCGCGGCCGGCTCACCCTTTGTCCTATCCCCCCATCAGCAATTCATCGACGGGTCGCTGATGGGCTGGTACACGACCGCCGGGTATCGGCGGTTTCGGGACGCCTATGACGAGGAAGCCAAGGGCTCCGGGAAAACCCCGAACGGCGCCGGTCTCATGGTGTATCTCCTCGTGGCGGACGGGGAGCGCGGCTCCCAGGTGTACTTCGCGGCCGTGACGAAGGACCAGGCCAAGTTGTCCTTTGCCGACGCCGAGAAGATGATCCACGCCTCACCGGCCCTGCGGGACGTGATCCGGCAAACGGTGAATAACTTCGCCGTGCTCGAGACGGGCTCCTTCCTGCGGGCGATCAGTTCCGAGAAGCGCGGCCTGGACGGCAAGCGCGTGCATGGCGCGCATATCGACGAAGAGCACGAGCACCCGACCGACGTCGTCGTGAGCAAGATGCGCCGGGGCACGAAAGGGCGTCGGAACGCGCTCGTCCTGCGGACCACGAATAGCGGCTTCGATCGCACCTCCGTGTGCTGGCACGATCACGAGTACTCGCGCAAAGTCCTCGAGGGCACGATCGTGGACGACGCGTGGTTCGCGTTCGTCTGCGGGCTCGATCCGTGCGCGACGCATCTCGACGAGGGGAAGGAGTTCCCGATCGACGACTGCCCGGACTGTGACAGCTGGCGCCGGGAAGGGCCGCACTGGCTGAAGGCGTGCCCGAATCTCGGCGTCTCCGTCTCCTGGCAGTACTACCGGGAGCTCGTGCGGCAAGCCCAAGGCCGGGAGGACGCCGTCAGCGATCTCCTGCGCTATAACTTCTGCGTCTGGACGCAAGCCTACACGCGGGCGATCAGTGTGGCGAAGTGGAACGCCTGTCAACCGCGGCCGAGCGCCGACGCGCTCGTCGGGTGTCCATGCTTCGGCGGGCTCGATCTGGGCGAGTCCGATGACTTCTCGGCCTGGGTGCGGATCTGGCTGCTGCCGGATGGCCGGGTGGCGGTGCAGGCCCGCTTCTGGGTGCCCCAGATTGCGCTCGAGCGCCATCCGGATCGCCCCTATGACGACTGGCAGCGCGCCGGTATCCTCGGCGTCACCGAAGGCGACGTCACAGACTATGCCGCCGTGCGCGCGACGATCCTCGCCGATTGTGCGGCCGACGGCGTGGTCGCGATTGCCTATGATCCCCGGTCCGCCACGGAAACCGCGCAAGTCCTCACCGGCGCCGGGATCACGATGATCAACACGACGCAGGGCTGGGCACTCAATGAAGCGTTGAAGCGCACGCTGGAACTGATTACGCAGGGGCAGCTCTGTCACGGCGGGAACCCCATCCTGTCCTGGATGGCGTCCAACGTCGTGGTGCTCCACGGGCAGAAGAAGGAGCAGCGGATCGCGAAGGAGAAGGCGCCCGAGAAGATCGACGGGATCGCGGCGCTGGTGACGGCGATTGATTGGGCGATCGTGCGCAAGCCGATCGTGAAACCGCCGTCCTATACGATGCTCGTCTTGGGGGCTAATCATGCCTAATTTCAAGATCACGATCGACACCGAGGACGTGACCATGAACGGCCTCTTTGGAGCTCGGCCAGATACGTCCCGCGTGTACGTGGCCGGGCTGAAACACTATTTTATAGACGACGTCGAAGTCACGAAGGAAGCGTACGACGCGGCGATTCAGGTGTACTTAGACATGCGCCTCACGGATCCGCCGACATGACGCGCCCGCCCGGCCGCCCGCCGATCGACGTGGATGATCCCTCGGTCAAGCTCACCCTGACCCTGCCCTCCAAACAACTGGACGATCTCTGCGTCCAGGCGAAGCAGCAACGCCGCACCCTGGCCGAATACATGCGCGACCTCGTCACCGCGGGCCTCCTGAAAAATACACAGAAATAGGACCGTGACAGGTCAGGTCACACGCTAGGGTGCCGTGCACCGCGCCTATAGCCTGCTCGAGATCAAAGCGATCGATGAGGCCCAGCGGATCATCGAAGGGATCGCCTCGACGCCGGAGCAAGACAACCAGGGCCACATCATGGAGCCGGGCGGCGCCTCGTTTGCGCTGCCGCTGCCGTTCCTGTGGCAGCACGGCCAGGATCAGCCCATCGGGCACGTCGTGGAAGCGGCCGTCCTCCCGTCGGGGATTCGCATCAAAGCGCAGATCGCGAAGGACGTGCTGCCCTTCATTGATGAGGCCTGGGCGCTCATCAAGGCGGGCCTCGTGCGGGGCTTGTCGATTGGCTGGAAGCCGCTCGTCCCGCCGACGGTCGACACGAAAAGCGGCGGCCTCCGGTTTTCGAAGTGGCTGTGGGCGGAACTGAGCGCGGTCACGATTCCCGCGAATCAGCACGCCACGATTCTCTCCGTCAAGCACTACGACCTGGCCGCGTCTGGCCGTCACTCGCCCGGCGTCACGGGCTCCCTTCCGATCGTTCGCGCGGGCAAGGCCGCGCGTCCCATGACGATTCAAGAACAGATCACGCAGTTCGAAAACACCCGGGCGGCGAAAGCCGCGGCCATGAATACCCTGATGGAAAAGGCGGCCGAGACGGGCTCGACCCTGGACGAGGCGCAGACGCAGGAATACGACGGCCTGGCCCTCGAGGTGAAGAGCGTCGACGCCCACCTGGTGCGCATGCGCGCGCTCGAGCAGACCAACCTCGTGAAAGCCACGCCGATCACGGCGAAGAATCCCGTGGCGGCCAGCGAGCAGCGCGGCGGCGCCGCGGTGCCGGTGATCACGGTGACGCCGCTCCTCCCGAAGGGCACGTCGTTTACCCGGATGTGTATCGCGCTCGCGCGCGGGAAGGGCGACTCCTACCAGACGCTGCAGTACGCCAAGGAGTGGAAGGACACGCCCGAAGTCGAGCAGATGATCGAGCACATGTGGCACACGAAGGCCGCCGTGGCGCCGGGCACCACGACGGATGCGACGTGGGCCGGCCCGCTCGTCGTGACGCAGCCGCTGAACGAGTTCCTCGAGCTCCTCCGGCCGCGGACCTTGCTCGGCCAGATTCCGGGCCTCCGGCAAGTGCCGTTCAACGTGTCGGTCCCCTCGCAGACCACGGGCGGCACGTACGCCTGGGTGGGCCAGGGCCTCGCGAAACCGGTGACCGCGCCCGCGTATGCGACGGTGACGCTGCCGTTCAGCAAGGCCGCGGGGATCGTGGTGTTGACCGAAGAGCTCGTCAAGCTCTCGACCCCGTCCGCCGAAGCCCTCGTCCGCGAGGAAATGATCGCGGGCATGGCGCAGTTCCTGGACGTCCAGTTCAACGACCCGGCGGTGGCCGTGGCGGCGAACGTCTCGCCGGCGTCCATCACGAACGGCGCCGCGACGGCGGCGGCCTCGGGCGTCACGAGCGCCGCGGCGAAGCTGGATCTCGCCGGGCGGGTCGCGGTCTTCACCGCGGCGAATATCCCGCTGGCCGGCTCGGTCTGGCTGATGAGCGATTCGAATGCCTTCGGGCTCGCGCAGTCGGTCAATGCCCTTGGGCAACCGTTGTTCCCGGGCATGTCGATCGCGGGCGGCTCGATCTTCGGCATTCCCGTCGTGGTCAGCAACAACGTCTCGACCCGCGTGATCCTGATGCACGCGCCCTCGATCCTCTACGCGGATGAGGGCGGCGTGCGGATCGATGTGAGCCGCGAAGCCTCCGTCCAGATGGACAGCGCGCCGGATTCGCCGGCGAACGCCACGACGGTGCTCGTGTCCCTCTGGCAGAACAACCTCGTCGGCCTCCGGGCCGAGCGGATGATCACCTGGAAGCGGGCGCGCACGGCCGCGGTGACGTACCTCACGGCGGCGGCGTACGTCGGCACGTAACGATGCGCCTCGTGATCGGGGGGCCGACGCGGGACACCGTGCCGGCCTCCTTCTGCCTCGACCTCGTCCGACTCGTCGCGCATACACAGGCGCACGGGCCGTGGCGGTCGGTGACGGTGGGGCTCATCGGCGCGACGTATGTGCATGTGGGCCGCGAAGCGTTTCTGCAGACCGCGATCGAGACGTGCGGCGCGACGCACGTGCTGTGGCTCGACACGGACATGAGTGTCCCGCAGGACACGGCGATCCGGCTGGCCGCGCACGACCGGCCGATCGTCGCCACCAACTGCGTGATGCGCGATCCGCGGTTGATCTTCACGGCGGTACGGGACGGGGCGCGGATCCCGACCCGGCCGGACGCGACGGGCCTCGAGGCGGTGGACAGCGTGGGCCTGGCCGTGATGCTGATGCGCACGGACGTCGTGCACGGGCTGGCGCGGCCGTGGTTCCAGCATGGGCGGACGGCGGAGGGGGCCGACATCGGCGAAGACATGCTGTTCTGCCGGGCGCTGCGCGCGGCGGGACACGAGATCTGGATCGATCACGACTTATCGAAGGAGATCGGACACGTTGGCCAGTACACGTACCGCCCCGCTCGTGAAGTTGCGCTCGCCGTTTAGTCTCGGCCAGGACTACGTCGTCCCGCCCGAGGCGTCGCCGGTGTTTGTCGACGCGTTGATCAAGGCGGGATTCACCCGCGTGGAAGAAAAGGACGAACCTGAATGCTTGGACTTGCCTGCAGCACCGAACAAAAAGTCAAAGTGACCGCCGCGCCGGTCACCGCCGGTGGACGCCCGGCCCGTTTTGACGGCGCGCTCACCGTCACCGTCCAGAGCGGCGACGGGACGTTCACCCAGGACGCGGCGGAGCCGAACAGCTTCTTCGCCGTCTCGGGCGACGCGCCCGGCACGACCGTGTACCTCATCGAAGCCGACGCCGATCTCGGCGCCGGTGTGATCACGCTCCAGGACACCGTGGAGCTCGAAGTCGCCGGCGTGAATGCCGCCAGCTTCGGCCTGACCGCGGGCGCCCCCGAAGCGAAGTAATGAGTGCCGTCGACGACGCCGTCGCGGAGATTGATGCGCAGCTGGCGACCCTCAGTCCCCAACACGAAGGGCTGAAGGACTACCAGCGGCTGAACCTCCAGCCGGACACCCTGACGTCGGTGGGCCAGGCGCTGGCCGTGTATGACCGGCGCGTCAGCCTCTTGACGCGCGGGCGGGACGCGCTCACAGCCCTGCAGGCGGACGGCCATCCGGCCTTCGACGTGCAACAGGTGACGGCGGCGGTCTACGGCGACCTGGCCGCGAATCAGGCGACGATCGCGGCGGCCTTGGCGATCTTCGCGTCCGACCCGGCGGCGACGCTGGGCCTCTCGGCGTCCACCCCCGAAGCGAAGTAAGGCTGATGCAGATCGGCAAGCTCGCGATCGAGTGGCGGACGAAGGGGCTCGCCCTCCAACCGCTCAGCACGCGCGGCGGCTGGTGGCCGATCATTCGGGAGTCGTTCACGGGCGCCTGGCAGACGAACACCGAGATCCAGGCCGGCGATGCGCTGCGCTATGCGGCCGTCTTCGCCTGCGTCACCCTCATCGCCGCCGATATTGCGAAGCTGGGCCTCTGCCTGGTGGAGCAGGACGCGAATGGGATCTGGACCGAGACGGAGTCGGCGGCCTTCTCGCCGGTGCTCCGCAAGCCGAACCGCTATCAGACGCGGATCAAGTTCATCGAGCAGTGGATGACCTCGAAGCTGATCCACGGGAACACGTACGTCCTGAAGCAGCGGGATCAGCGCGGCATCGTCACGGCGCTCTATGTGCTCGACCCGACCCGGGTCAAACCGCTCGTCACCCCGGACGGCGCCGTGTACTACGAACTCCGGCGGGACGATCTCTCGACGATCGCCGCCGAGACGGTGACCGTCCCCGCGAAGGAGATTATCCACGACCTCATGGTGGCGCTCTATCACCCGCTGATCGGGGTGAGTCCGATCTATGCGTGCGGGGTGGCGGCGCTCCAGGGGCTGGCGATCCAGACCAACAGTCAGCAATTCTTCACCAACGGGAGCAATCCCGGGGGCGTGTTGACGGCGCCCGGCGCGATCTCCGATGAGACGGCCGCGCGCCTCAAGGCGTACTGGGACGCGAACTATACCGGTGACAACGTCGGGAAGGTGGCCGTGCTCGGGGACGGCCTGAAGTACGAGCGCATGGCGGTGAACGCCACGGACGCGCAGCTCATCGAACAGTTGCGGTGGACCGCGGACACGGTCTGCTCCTGCTTCCATATTCAGCCGTACATGATCTCGGTGGGCCCGCCGCCCCCGTACGCGAACGTCGAGCCGTTGACGATTCAGTACTACAGCCAGTGCCTCCAGTCGCATATCGAGAACCTCGAGCTCGTGCTCGATGAAGGCCTCGAGCTCCCGACGTCGCCCCGCCGGCTGGGCACCGAGTTCGACCTCGATGACCTCATGCGCATGGACACGGCCAGCAAGACGGCCGCGGCCCAGACGGCGATCCAGGCGGGCATGAAGCCGAACGAAGCCCGGAAGAAGTACTTCGATCTCGGGCCCGTGCCGGGCGGCGACGCGGTGTACCTGCAGCAGCAGATGTTTTCCTTAAAGGCGCTGGCCGAGCGGGACGCCGGGGATCCGTTTGCGAAACCGACGCTGCCCCCGGCGCCGCGCAAGGAAGACATCGCGGATGACGAGATGGACGACGACGCGCTGGCGGCCAGCTTTGGCGCCGCGCTCCGGCGGAAAGCCGTGGAGGCCCAGCTTGTCACGGCCTGACGTGGACACGATGGCCGCGGCCGTCGTGGACCTGGTGCAGCGGGCGCTGGCGCCGGTGCTCGCACGGCTCGCCGCCGTCGAGGCCCGCCCCCTGGAGCCCGGCCCCCCCGGGCCCCCGGGGCCGCCGGGGCTCACCTACCAGGGCGTGTATCAGGACGGGAAGACGTACGACCCGGGCGACGTGGCGACGTGGGCGGGGTCCACCTGGCACTGCCACAGCGCCACGACGACGAAGCCGGGCGACGGGTCGAAGGACTGGCAACTCATGGTCAAGCGCGGGCGCGACGGGAAAGACGCGAAGTAATGGCGCTCCGTGTCCCGGAGGTCACACAGAAGCTGTTGGTGGAAAGTGGCCTGGTCCCGTTGCACTGCTCCAAGGTGGAGCTGGATATGCCGGCGTCTGGGCCGCTGGTGCTGCGGTACGAAGTCTTCGTCACGCCTGAGCACCTCGAGAAATTGGCCATGGTGTTTCAGGTGCTGGCGTCCGAGGCGAAGGAAGGACAGGACGAACGCTGATGGCCGCCGTCCTCGTCACCCTCACGCAAGCCAAGGCGCACCTCCGGATCACGCTGCCGGCGCTCGACCCAGGCGACGTCGACATCCAACTGAAGCTCGACCAGGCGGAAGCGATCATCCTCCGGTACCTGAAGGCGCAAGCCGATGCGACGTGGGTGAGTCCCGCGACGGCGCCGGCGAATGTCACGGCCGCGATTCTATTACTCCTCGCGGATCTATTCGAACACCGCGGCGACGATCAGACGCTCGACGAGAAAACCTGGACGGCGATTGAACGGCTCCTCGTGGGGATGCGCGATCCGGCGCTCGCATGAGCGTCGGGGACTACCGGCACCTCGTGACCTTCCAGAATCCCGGAGCGGCCGTGCCGAATGGGGACGGGGGCTATACCCAGACGTGGGCGGACCTGAGTCCGGCCACCTGGCACGTCGCGATCCACCCGGCCACCGCGCGGGATCTGGTC